AGCCATGTTGGGCGTTAAATGACTGTGTGTATAATCTGTAATCTGTCTAACCCAACTGTAGGGATTAAACTTTTGTATATCAACATCAGCACCAACTTCTACAGCAGGTAATGTTTGTGCAAGCAATCCACCAGCATGTGTTAATGTACACACTGTTAGTATACGACTGTTAACAGTAATATCTTGCACTTGCCTAGCTACACTATTAGCGGCTGACAGTTTATGCGGTGGTTGGAATATACGTTTAGGTGCACCAGTGGTACCACTGGTTGGCAATACTGTACCGGTGTCAATTATCTTTTTTAAAGTTTTGTTCAGTGCCATCTACAATCCTTTTGGCAAGGTAGTAAGGAGTAAAAGGAAACAGCCACGGTATAAAACTGTGAATTATTCCTGTTACTAATACACCTAGTGCTAGTATATTATAATATGTAGCATAAGTCAAGTGTTTAAAATAACCTGCACCTGCCTTTTTAAGATGTTTAAAGTCTAATAGCGTTGTAGTTTTCATTATTTAATTTCCATATATTTTGTTGTGTATAAAATACTTCGTCAGCTCTTACAAAGTCTACAATACCGTGTTTGGCTAAATGATAAAATGTTCGGTTAACACTTCCCATTTTACCACTGGCATCGTTATCTATATTTGTAGTAATATACACAGGTTTATCTTGAGCATATTCTAATTGTAATGGCAACTGTGTACTAAAGCAATAGCTTTGCATGTGGTATCTGTTAAGTCCAACGTTGCGTGATCTTAGTTGTGCACCTCTGAATAAAGCTCTATATCCATCCTCAAAAGGATGTATACCACTTAAACTTATAATCTCGTTGTCAATGTATGTAGCAAACCATGCACCTGACTCCAAGCACCAATCCCATTTCATAAGTTGTAGACTGGAATTATTATTATATCCAAGTTGTTCACATTTACGTACAAAAGATCCTACTTGTACAATATGTTGATTGTCAATACGTTTAGTTAGCATTTCTAACCACTGCCACTAAATGTATTCTATTTTCTGTACTAGCATTAAATGCAGTGTGCTTATAGTGTTCTGTTTGTGTTAACCACCAAGTATTTTCTGGCATGTGCAGTACTTCGTCTTCAATTACCATTTGGCATCCTGGATTAGTTACCAATGGATAGTGTATTCTATTAGTATTGTCCTGATGCCAAGTTAAACAAGTTTTAGGAAGACTTGTCATTATTCTAACTCTTCCAAGTAGATAATGTTTTCCTAATTCTTCGTATACATCAGCAAACACTGTGTTTTCAAATACTGTACATAGCTGAGTAAAGTGTCGTTCTTTAAGACTTTTGTTTCTCAGTGGCACAGTAAAGTGTGTTATATTACCGTCTTTATCTGCTTTGTCAATTGAATTATTCCAATCATATTTTAAACTGGCATCACCATGATGATAGTTGTCAGGTTCGTCAGGTGTAGTGTTAATACAAATTTGTCCGTGTTTGCCCCAGTCTATTAATTCCTGTTGTAATAATTCATCCATACAACTAAGTAAATCATATTGTGGTAAATTTAATGGTGTAAAATATTTCATAATTTTAATTGTTGTATAATTTTGTAACTTTTGTCCCTATCAAAACTAAGAAAGAATTGATATGTATTATTAGCATAACTGTGAGCATCATGTACAATGTTTGTATCAATCAAATACATACGCCCAGCTTCAATTTCACATTCTGGTGCGGCCAAATCAAAATCAGTATTGTCTACATCTCTTGGGTTACTTCTAATTCCACCCCGGTCAAAACGCAACTTAACTTTGTCTGGTCTATCTGTACCCCATAAGCGCAATATACGACCCTGTAGTTTAGTGTCAGTGTGTGGGTAAAATAAACTATTATCCATCCATTTTAGTATACAACTACGCAATATACAATCTTTTAACGGCTCTAAAAAATCAAATGCTGGATGACTTAATACTTTTGTTGGTACTTGAAAGCTATGATCTCTTACTCTATCCTCATCCTCTAAATTAGCATTCCACTGGTCCAGTGGATAACAAACAGGTTCAGGATTATTGTGTAACTCTCCATTGGCATTTACTAGTGGTAATCCATAGCGCCGGTTTTCTAAATGTTTAACACCCCATGTTCTGAACGCATGTTGGTACAGTGTCATACATTCATGAAATAATCCGATGTCAGCACACATGTCAAGTGGAATTAACGGAGCAGTATGCATGTCCAAGTATTGTTGTTCAGTTTTTGTAGTCATATTATGATAAATGAGTCACCGATATGTTTTCTTTTGGTATTGCTGGGAAAGTTAATGAGTTATCTGCATGATGTATTCTTCTGTTGATGTCACTTTTAAAACCAACACCCATAAGCAAAATAATTTCGTCCTGTGTGTTTAACGTTTTTTGTATCTCATCAGCTTCAAAACATGCACAACACCCAGTACTGTATCCTAATAAACTTGCGGTTAAATTTAAATATCCTGCAGCAATACCAGTTGCCATATGCAGGTCTCTATTAACACTGTTGTTGCTATCACCAAACTCTGTACGCTTCTTACTTAATCTTTTGGAATTTTCTGTGTTGCTAGTAAACACAAATAGTACATTAGCAAGAGTTTGGCTATTGCTTATAATTTTATCTTCGTCCCTGTGGTAAAAACCTTCAGTATTTTTATGAATGTTTTCGATTATTTGTCTGTTAGTAATTGCATAAACGTTATAGAATGCAGTGTTTTGTTTACTAGGACAATTTGTAATGGCATGAACCATAGTATCTAAATCAGCATCAGGTATTCGCCTTGTTAAGTCCCAATTACGTTGACAATGTTGTGATCTAATTACCGCTTTTTTAATATTTACCTCAGTTAATTCCATAATAAACTCTCCTATATAGTTATATTTATAGTTTACGTTTTGGAATTTTACTGTCAGCACTACTTACACATGCATCGCTTATACAAGGACGTGGTCCATCAAACAGTTTGAATCCTGTTTCTATGTTACCCAACGGCACATCTGCACAACTATAACTACGTTTGACACTTCCGTCAGGCTCTCTAATAATAATGCCACTGTATCCTGCTTGGCAATTCCAGCCTTTAAATTTATTAAATTCAAATGCATTAAACCTTTCTGCTTGGTCCATGTACCACTTCTTATCATTAGAGTCTTTTAACTCTACTTGCATATGCCAGGGAACACTTTTGTCGTTGTTGCCTATTGCATACGGCGGCAATTCGAAACTTGGCCGTGGACGATTTGCCCATTGTCGTTTTGACTCTGTATACGCCATTTGCGGCATACCGTTCCACAATCGCTGTAGCATTTCATCCGTGTAACCGTCCACGACTCTAGACGCCGTTGGATCTGATTGCGGCTTGAGTGTGACGTTGATGCCTTGCTCGTGGAAGAATAGGGCGTTTTCCCAATCTTGTTCAAACCATTCCGGCACCATAACCATATTGATTGTAACTTGAACATCATGCTCCTGACACAGTATTAGCTTATTAGCAAAGTCCTGCATCTTCTCGACTGTATTTAAGTGTTCTGTATGCAAACTTGCTGTTATACTAGCACGATGGAAAGGTTTTACACGTTCTACATAATCTTCAAACCATCGCATATTGCGACTACAGTTTGATGTCATATGCACAGAGGTATAATTAGTGTTATCAACATCATCAGCCAAATGACGCAAAATATCCAGATATCCTGGATGAAAAGTAGGCTCACCGCCAGACAGACTAAAATGAAAACTATTAAAACCATTACCACGTGCTTGCCTCTTTATTTCATCTATGGTCCGTAAGCATAGTTCTGTAGGACGGTGATCTTTACGGTCACTGCGGGCGTAAGGCCAACAGTAGGAGCATTTATAATTGCAGAATCTTCCGAGGAGCCAACTAACAGTAAATAGATCACGGTACAAAAGAGTACGCTGACCAACACTGACAATGTCATCAAAAGGTATTTTAGAGAAGTCATATTCGCTCCATTTTAAATTTTCCGACATTTATTTTAATACCAATTATCTGCTTGCATGGGATCTATACTTATTTCATTTATATTTAGATTGACAGGTTGTTCAATAATCCATTTAATATAACACGCAGCTTCGTCTATGTCAAGGCATTTCCGGTCTGGATGTTTGTGCTGGTTATTACTCAGTGTGCCAAAACTTATATAGCTTACTTTAGGAGCATGATCTCCCCAAACACCAGCAATTGATAATGTATTGGAGTAATCACGTAATGCTTTCTTTTCTGCATTATACAGCCAGGCTTTTCCGTTCTTAACTCTATCAGTTGTACTGCCAATTACTACTATATGTGCTTTGGATTGGTGGCTTACTTGTGCCTTGTATACTAGATCCAGTAGTACAGACTGTGTAAAGCGCCATAGTGCACTGTTAACTATAATAACGTCATGTTCTAGAGTTAATTCTACAAAACGTTCTTGATCTTTTTTATTTGTTAGCTCATAACCAGTGGTTCGACTACAAAAAGTAGCATCAGGGTATAATTTATACAATGCTTGTGCTAAACCTGTTTGTGGATTACCTGTTATAATCATGCTGTCGCCTTTATAAATAATTATAGTAGTATTTATTGGGAGTTATTATGAACGTTGGAATTATTGGCAGTAGCCACAGTACTGGTGCGCACCAACTGTCTGACGGGTCAGTAACTCCTACATTTTTAAGTTGGTGTGAACGATATAAATCTGACTCTACACATTTTTATAGCTGTGCAAATGGTGGCAAAGGCAGTGAAATGTTTTTAAATGGTATTGTTCATCTTAAAGAAGCACATGATGTTGATGTTATGTTAATTGAAATTATACACAACAGACGTAATATTAATGCTGATTTAGGATTAGATCCCATGGGCAAAAGAGTAAATGATTCCCAGTTATACCGTGAAGCGTTAACAAAATTTCCATCTATTAGAGATATTAGTGCTGATACATTTCCGTATTTAAAATTATTTCGTTATAAAGGTTTTATCAGTGAAGAGCTCGAAGAGTTTTCAATAATTGGTAACACATACCGGAAAGCTGAAACAAACTGGAAGACAATGCAAATGGCAATTGGCTCTCATTGGGATATGGTGGATTTTTGGACTGCCCTAGACGTATACCAAAGTTTAAAACTTTGCCGGATGTTAGGCATTAAAACAGTGCTTTGGCAAAATAGTGTTCCGCTAGATCGATATCCTGTTCATTTAACCGAACTCAAACAGCACTGCGATATATTCGTAACGATGGATGAATATGAATGCAGCAGACACTATTTTAGAAGTATATACGGCAAAGACATTAATTGTGATATTGCACACTTAAAACCCGAATACGAAAGCGAACTTATCGAAAAGTTTTTAATGCCTGCTATAGAAAGTTTAGTATGAGATTAGTAACATTTGGTTGCAGTTATACTTGGGGCGAAGGTATAACGTCCGTCGATCTGAGAAATATGGAAACCCCTAGCAAGTACAGTTGGGCTAGTATGTTAGGCAGATTTTTAAATTGCAATGTATTGAATTTAGCAGAACCTGCAGCTAGTAACAAACATATTTTATATAATCTCTATAACTTTGATTTTACTAAAGACGACATAGTTTGTGTGCAGTTTACTTACTTTACAAGAGACACACTATATTCGGAGTCGACCAAATTTGAGCATTTGAATCCCGGTGGAAAAAAACATATTAATAAAATAAAACTGTACTATCAATTGTATGATGATTATAACTTATTCATGAACAATGCTATGATAATAAACAGTTGCTATGATTTTTTGCAGAATAATAAATTAAATTATGTTTGCTATTTTGTAGGTTATAACAATAACATCGTACACACAGATAAAATTAAATACAATACACAATTTTTATCAGATAAACAAAAATCTACATTTAGAGATATTTCAATGCTAGTAGACGCTGACAAAAGATTGGGGTCTGATAAAAAACATTACAGTGCTAGTGTGCATGAAAAAATTGCGGAAGAATATTACAAAGAAATTACCAGTAAGGTTTAAATTCCGGATACCAATCTAGTATATCAGTATTATGATGTCGGTCTAATGCTGTTGTATAACTTTTAAAATCATCCCAATTTGATTCATACCAATCTTCACTATTCATATAGTCAATAACACTGTTGCCAAATCTTTGTGTACGTTTAATTTGTTTGTTAATATTTAAAGTATTACTGGTGTGTGTTCGGCGTAAGTTAGCTTCGGCATTGTTACTCCAGTCACGCCAGTTGTCAGTAACTTGTTGTTTTAATTCTGTTGGCAATAGACGTGGATTTAACGACTTGGGATATTGTACTAAACTTGTGTGTACATATACTCCTAAACTGTTAAAGTATTCAAATATGTTAGTAAGTCTAGTTATGTTAAGTAAACTAGTAGTGCAAGTGGCATGCATACGGAGGTTGTCTAACTCACTCATTGCAGTACGAATATTGCGTTCTACTTTGGGAAGGTCAGCATGTACTCTAACATATTCATAGATGTCACGGTCAGCATCAATACTAACTCTTATTTCAACACTTTTAAAATTACGCCAGAGATCAAGTATACTTTTACCTTTATAACTTAGTGTATTGAGATTACTGTTATAACTTAAATCAATATTATGTGCATGCTCTTGTAGTCCTTCTAGGAACGCATAATGCTTATCATGAAACAATGGTTCGCCGCCAGCAATCATAATTTGTTTTAGGTGTGGTGAAAATTCAGCAATTTCCGCAATCATATCGTCTGTTAAATTAACATGTGTTTCAGACTTTCTATACGTGCCAGCCTTTACCATTTGTTCCATGAGTGCGCTGTCTTTTTTAACAGCAGCGGCCCATTTACTACTATAGTCAGGACTACAGTGCCTACATTGTAGATTGCAAATATTATCAAATCTAATTTCAATACTTGTGATATTATCCAGTGGCATTTCATAGTCATCACTTAGTGTTTCCACCACACTGTCGTAATCAACTACATCAGCATAATCTGCTAAACAACTTTGTCTAGTACTAGTTACGCCAGCGCCTTCTAAATCCCAACAACTTTTGCATCCTGGATGTTGTTCACCGTTTAGTAATGCACGTCTGACATCTTTAAGTTTATCACCGTTCCAGGTTTCAGTTAGTGTGTCTGTTTTGTAATCACCAATACGATCAGGAAATCTCCAACATGCACTGAGCTTTCCTTCTTGCTTGATATTAATGTGACTAAACGGCATCACACACCAGGTGTTGGGATTCTTTGGTTCTGTCATTTGACGTCCTTGAATATGTCTGCCATTTCTGGGAATGTGTCACTAAAACTATTGTTACGCTGTCTGTCGCACAAACTTAAAAACTCACGCATCTCTGGTAAACGTTGACTCCAGTCCTCGCTTTCCATAAAACTAAGAATACCGTCTAAACGCTTGATGCCATATTCAGCACTGCGCCAGGTATCATAATCTACTTTACCAGTATGCCAACTTGGAATACCCAGTTCCCAATTAGCTTCCCACCACGGATACCAGGCTTCGTACTTTGCTCTACATTTGGCTTTGAATTCTGACGGCAAACTTTTAACGTTTAGATGAGCAGGCCAATACACAAAGTGTTGACTAATTCCACCTGCGCCAAATGGCCACATGTTAATTTTACGAAATCTTTGCTCTAATTTCCACTGTATGAAGTCAGGCAAGTAATATACATTGAGTGCTTGAACTGCACATGCAATTGTTATTTCTACATTGTCACTTGTTTGTGTGTCAAGTATATGGAATACTTCTTGTTGTCTACTCCAAGTACTTGGATAACGAATATAGTCATTCATTTCACCAATGCTGTCAATACTATAATGAAAACGTACTAACTTAAAATGGCTCCATAGTTCAAATAAGTCTTCTCTCCATTCAACTCCGTTTGAGTTATAACGTAGTTCTAAGTCTTTGGCATAACCCATCTTAATAGCATGTTCTAGTATTTCGTAGTGTTCTTCAATAATTAAACTTTCGCCACCAGCAAAATAAATTTGTTGCATGCTGGGCATTTGCTCGTAGAACTGATTCCAAAATACTGGGTTTTGCTTGTGCCAGTTGTAACTACTACCGTTGGTACTGCCCTTGTCTTCCCATTGCATAATTTCTTTAAGGGATTCGTTTTGTACAGCAGGAAAAATCTTTTTGTAATCTTTGATCCATCCACTCGAATCATGTGGGCTACACATAACACATGCTAACTGACACTTGGTTCCAAAACGTAAATCAATATAAGCCAAGTTGGGAGGCACACTGCCGTCTTCGTTTGTTTGTTCCAACACTGTGTCTACATCAACTCGTTTACTCCAATAATTGGTTTCCCACTGTCGCTTACTACGATGCCCAGCAGCTTCTTCTTTGTAGCACTTTAAACAACTTGGTGGCTTTTCACCTGCCAGCATTTGTTTACGCACATTTTTCATATAGTCACTGTTCCAAGCACTCTGAAAGTCACTAACATTTAAGTTGTTTGGTTTGCCTTCAGCATCTTTAAGAATACCTACTTGGCCTCCGTGTTCTTTATTATTAGTTGGTCCCACACTTGATGCATTTGCTGTACAACAAACTCGCATACTGCCGTCAGGTCGTGTACTTAGGTGTACCCAAGGTAATAAGCAGAATGTGTCACTAGGATATTTTTTATTCATCCTTTTAAATTTTCTCCCCAGACATCAAAAATTGGTTTATATTGTGGAATAATATCCAAGATATTTTGATTGCGTACTTGGTCTAATTTTTGATTAAATTCCACAAATGTGTTTAGCTTTCCATATGGATCATGATTAAAGTCATCTGCAAACGCAAATTTAATAATGCTGTCTAATATCTTATTAGCACTGCGAACAACATGTGGTTCATATATGTCAAACTCTGCTCTTTTCTGGTTGTAAAGCTCACGTAATTCTTCTTTTAAGTTCACGGGCAATACTTGAATATTACTAGTCCACGGCCTGTGGCATACGTGGTAGTTCATTATTGGGTTGCCTCGATTATTATTAATTTTAGTAAATCCTTGTTGTAATTTCCACAACATAAAGTCAGGAAATTGCCACACATTGGTAAGTGTAACTGTTGCACTAATCCATGCATGCACATTGTCTGGTAACTGGTCAATAACTCGCAAGTTACGTTCAATTTGACTCCATTTGGCTGGGTAACGCTGATACTCTAGTACATCTCCCATTCCATCAATGCTTGCGCCAATGCGTACTTTTTTAAAATGTCGCCATAAATCTTTAGCACGTTCCTGAACATTTGTCAAGTTTGTATTATATTCTATTGTAATGTTTTTAGCTACATCACTATCGATACATTTTTGTAAAAACTCATAATGTCTATCAATTAGTAATGGTTCTCCTCCAGCAACATATACCATTTGGATATTTTGTAGATTTGATTCCAGTTGTTCCCAAAATTTTTCACTACCATGCCAGTTGTAAGCATCAGTAACCCATCTGCCTTTGTTGTTTTTTGTTAGTACAACTTCTCCATGAGTATCCTTCCAGCTATTTCCTTTGCCAATCTCAACCCAGTCTTTATACCAAGTATTACTGTCTTCAGGACCACACATACGACACGCAAGATTACATAAGTTACCAAACCGCAAGTCATAGTATACTAGTGGAAGCTCGTCAGTGTCAATAGTGCCATCAATATCAGTATACTGTGATATATATTCAGGATCCATATCCCACGCTTCTGTTTCCCAGATACGTCTACTACGCATACCAGACTCTTCTTCACGCTTGCATCTAGCACAGTCCACTGGCCATTCTCCACGCAACATAGTGGCACGAACATCTTTAATTAAATCTGCATTTCTAGCCGCAGTTAAATCATCAGTGCCAGCATTATACGGAACACCATCTGACCGTTTAAGTGTTCCACGACCTGGAGTAACATTCATTTGGCAGCATACACGAACAGCACCGTTGTTTTGTATAGCTTGAAAGTTCCAGGGCACTGGACAAAATGTTTTAGTCATGTATTTTTCCTTGTGTGCTATCAAACTCTGATTTTATTAATTGATATAATTCTGGATTACTAGTTCGAAAGTCTTGTTTTCTTAGTTTATCCAAGTCTTTTGTAAACTTAATAAATTCACTTACGTCCACTGGTTTATCCATTGTTTGTTTTAATAATGCCATTACTTTATTAACACACTTATTAACCAGTGGGTGTTCTTCTCGACTACTTATATAGTTTCGAAGTTTACTGATATATTCAGCTTTGTTTGGTAAATTTGTAATACTTAAACATTCTGGAAAGTGTACAATGCTCATAACAATGTCGCCTGTTTTTTGTGGTAACTCGATTTTTAAGTTGTAACGTTGTCTTAATTCCAACCACCACTCTATTGTATCAGTAAAATTTAATACGTTGTACATATTAATAGTAGGAGTAAGTATAACAGCAAAAGTGTTGGGATAATCAGATTCTGCTTGGCACCAAATATCTGCACTTTGTGACACTTTGGCCCAATTACTTCCATTGCGAACATAATCTTGTGTATCACCAACTCCGTCAATACTTAACCATATTTTAACTGCACTAAATTTTTTTAGTCGATCTAATATTTTCTCTTTTGGTATCCAACTTGCATTAGTAAAAATATTCAGTGTAATGTGTGTTTCATTTCCACTACTAAGTATTACATCTAAAAATTTAATAAAGTTAGGATGTAACATTGGTTCTCCGCCAGTGAACTTTATTTCTTCTACGCTATCAAAGTCTGACTCTTTCCAATTAAACGCAACATCTAATATAGGATTGACTTGTTCACGGTCAGGGTAATGTGGCTTTAATTGAACATCGTCGTCATGCCAGCTAGTGCTGAGGCCACTGCCACAAGTACGGCAACTTAAATTACAATAGTTTCCAAATGCAACTTCTAAAAATCTTAGCTGAGTTTTGCCATCAGTATAATCTTCAACACCCCAGTGTTCATTATTAAAAGTTCGCATACTACTACCACTAAACGCAGACTCTTCTTTGTAGCACTTTCCACATCCTGGTACACTTTCGCCACGCAACATTGCTTCTCTGATACGTTGCATTGGTTCACTGTTTAATGCTTCACTACTTGACATTGTCTGTACATTAATTGGTGCAAATTCTTCCTGATACTCATCCATGAATGTCATGAATCTACAACAAGGTTTTATTTGGTTATTGGGTTTAATGCTGTAGTGCATAAACGGCAATACACACATAGTTTTAGATATATTGTTCAAATCTTTTATCCAATTCAATTAAGTTAGTAGATCGAATGTCGTCAAGCATACGATTATATTTTTTAAATTTATCATGCAATTGTGGATCAAACACTGTTGACTGCAAAATACTAATTAGCACAGGATCACTTACACGTTCAAATGCCCATTCAATATGTTCAGGTAACACACATGCCAAACTAGTATAGTCAACATCGCTATCGTCCCAATTAACGTCAAATTCATGTGGTATATTACTAAACCATTCTTCTAGTTGAGGCAAATTAAATATATTATATGGTTGACAAACTACATTAAACCCGTATATGTCGGCTAGATGCTCATCAAACATTGTACGAATTCTTTTACTAACCTTAGGCCAGCTAGCGTTTGTTCGTATATAATCATAAACATCGCCAGTTGCATCTAAACTAAAAACAATGTGTACATGCTCAAATCTTTCTAGTATGTTTCTAAATCTACGGTTCAAGTTAGTAGCATTTGTTGTAATGCGTAGTCTTTTACACTGTACTGCTTCTAGTGCTTCAATTGCAAGTGGATCCATTGTGGGTTCACCACCTAGAACTTTTATTTCTTGTAACTCACATTCACTTAAAAACTTTTTAAATTCATCAAAGTCAGTGACATTAAGTGTTCGGTGCTTTCTAAATCCACGATATTGATCTGCATACTCAAGTGCTTCAGAATTAATTAAACTACTGCTGTTTGGAACACACATTCTGCACTTTAAATTACAAGTATTACTGGGTCGGTAATCTAAATATAACAAATGTGGCTCAGTTACTGGCGTGCGTTCATAGTGACGTTTCCATATATCAGCTTCAGTTTTAAGCCCTCGCTGTGCTTTGCGTTCACAATAAGAACAATCAGCTGGCCATTTATGCTGTGTAAGCTGAGTTCTTATCGCACCCAACTGTTCGCTGTTCCAATACTCTGCGGCGGTCATATCCAATGTATGCTTTGTAGCTACACAACACGGAGCATATTCTCCATAACCAGTTGTGTACATGCCTATAAATGGTGCATAGCATAGTGGCTTATCTTGGGTCATGTTTTTGCAATTCCATTTCACTAAATGCAGTCCGCCAATCACATCCACGTACTTGGTCTAAGTCATCCAAGTAATTCATAAGTGTTGTGCCATGGGTTGACCATAAGTCTTTTTCCAGCATGTGATTTATATAAAAGGTATAGTCTTTTTCCAGATTATAATTAGTGTATTCAATATTTAAAATACTTTGTGCTATTGACTTTTTCATATCTGTGGGTAAATTTTGTGCACTCATGTGTTGTGGAAACTCAACATGGTTACTAAAAATAAATTTAATATTAGTAAACTTGGCTAAAATTGGATACATCTCTGGTAGGTAATACATACTAATATTACTGCATGTCCACTGAAAGCCTACATCGAATTGTGGGCGGTCAGAAATAAAGTCATTAATTAGTTTAGTTTTGTCTATAAACTCCTGCCACACCATTGGGAATCTAAAATACTCTCCAGCACTGCCTGGTGCATCAACACTCAGTCTGAGATTAACTTTTTTAAATTTGCTTAGTTGATCCAAGCGATCCTGCGTTAATAGTATTCCATTAGTAACATATTGTAATTCAATATCTGAAGCATATTCGCTTTCACTTAGCTCTTTAAGATATAGGTTATGTTGTTTATTAGCAAAACTTTCTCCACCAAGGAAATTATAACGTTTAAAATATATCATATGCTTGCGCAGATAATCCCAGAACTTGGTATCCTGGTCGATCCAACGATCGTTTACAACTACTTCTTCAGTGTTGGGATATTTGTTAAACAATGGTTTATCTTCACGCCATTTACTGCTAACACCTGTGCCGCAGTGTATACATTTTTGATTACATGTGGTACCTGTGCGAATGTCTATGTGTCTGGGTAAATGTGATATAGATCCGTCCGCTTTAGTAGAGTGAATGTGATGGCTGTAGTCAGCATAAAAAGCATTGTTTTCATCCATACGTTTGCTAACACCGCCTAGTTCTTCTACATACTTACAGCGTTTGCAATTTTCAGGCCACTTTCCATCGATAAAGTCTTTACGTATTGTTTTAAAATATTCACTATTCCATTCAGCATCAATACTACTTTTTTTTACAGAAATATTTTTTTTAACTAGCTGGATATCACTATATCCGCATGCTCGTGGACGACCAAACGGATTAGTTCCAAAATTAATCCATGGTAATATGCAGGGTTTTCTCATAACATTATTTATACAATTAAATACTACGTTAATAAATAACTGTATGCGAGATAATCAAAAAAGAGAATATACTGAAAGTTGGTTGCAAGACACTCGTCCACAACCAATGTATGACAATGAAATAAACAAATTTTATGATCGTTTTTATCAAACAGACAATCCTGTGCATGATGATAATTTATTTGAAGATTTTAAAAAGGAGTTTATAGTCTGGTTAGACAACCATACACTTAATAAAATCAGTGGCTATAAACAGTTTAACTTTAGAGATATTTGTATTGGCTGTACACAATACATTGATGATCTTTATATGCGGTGTGGTACATCAGGAATTCAAATACTAGAGAATGATTACAAATATCATGAACGATTAAACCCTGATATCAAATATGTGTCAGTAGAAACACTAGACCCTGGTCGTGAATTAATAATTGCTGCACCATTTCCGTATTACGGAGATATACATCCTGAAATGTCTAGCATATTGGATCGATGTTTTGAATTAAAAATACCTGTACATGTTGATGCCGCTTGGTTAAGTTGTTGTCGTGATATTGAATTTAATTTTGACCATCCAGCCATTACAACGTTTTGTATTAGTTTAAGCAAAGGCGGTCTTGGAGGAAACAGAATAGCATTACGTTTTAGTAAATATCCACCCGAAGGCGCTATTACTATTATGAATGACTTTAATATGAATTGTCAAAGTTTGGTATGGATGGGCACTCTTTATATGCGAGAGATGGGGCCTGAATACTTCTGGAAACGATACGAAAAAGAATATTATCAAACTTGTCGAGATTTTGATCTTGAGCCAACTAAAGCAATACATTTAGCTCGCAAAAATGGTAATCCAGTTGGCGTACGTCCGTTACTTAGAGCTCTTAAGAAAATAAACAAAAGTTAATTTAGTGCATCAACTTTAAAATTGCCAATTGGTCTATCACACTTACTTTTTTTACTACATGTTTGTGTACATCTAATAATTCTGTCTTGCGGGCCTGTGCCATGAACAGAACTATCCCAACTTGCTGTCAAGTCTTGTGCATAAAATTCATGACGGACAATTTGTTCAAAACTGTTTACATTTAGATCGTTCCACCCTTCAGCATAGTTGTTACTATATCTTTCAGCTACTTCCTGATAGTTGCCAGCAGTATTCCATCTTGCATTATGTAAGAAACAACATGGCCAAACACGCCCATCAAATCCAATAAAATACATCTTTTGTTCTCGACTAAAGCATTCTATTTCTTTTCCAGTTTGCTTTTGTTCTTCTTTCTCAACATATTCTTGCCAAGACATTGCGTTAACACGTCTAGCTCGGTTAACAGCATTTACTAGTTCATCTGTAGTGGGATCTGGACTTCCACTCCTGTCACGACGATATTTAAAAGATTTAAACCCCATTTCGGTTGCAAGTATTTTTGCATCATCAGTGTCTTGTTCATTCCATGGAAACTCAATATATTGCCACTGTGCATTACCGCCTGCGGCAATAAATGCTTTAGCATTTGCCATTATTTTATTCCATATTGCTCCACGTCGATATAAGTGGTTAGTGTGTTCCAACCCGTCTATACTAAATTGTACTTTACCATTTAAGACTCCTGCTAGTTTAGCAAAATATTCAGGTGTGCGCAAACTTGCATTAGTGTGTATTAGTGTTCTTATATTGCGTTCTTTAAGTATCTCCACCATGCTTAAAAAGTCAGGATGCATTAGTGGGTCATCAATACTTCCACAAAATTGTACTTCACGCAGCTCTGCGCTGGCTGGAGAGTTGATAATACCCAGAAAAGTATCAAGACTAAGAAATTTATTTTTTGGTATATCTGGATTTCCTTTTATGTCATAAGAAAATTTATCAGTCCTTACACACCCAAGACAGTTAATATTACAATTTGAACTAATCTCCATTTGAAGTGTTCTAGGGATTTCAGTGTAATGATTCATAGTTATATACTCACTTAATAAATAGTATTTATATTACTATCGGAGTTACAAATGAACAAAGTAAACAGTTGGGATGAATTCCAACCACTTGAAGAACTAATGGTCGGAAGTTTATACGACAGTAGTTTTTTTAATGATGTAAAAGAAGTTAGAGCAAGAGATGCATTAAAAAGAATTTTTGATGAAACACAAGAAGACATTGACAACTTTACTCAAACAATGCATAGTCATGGCATTAAAACATACAGTGCTAGTCCAAAAGAAATGGGATACAAAGATAGTATCATGGATTATGTCAATCATGACGGACAAATGGGATACAAGAAAAATTCTGGAAGTGAAAATGACATTGAAGATGTAGCGTTACACTTCACAGGTGTTAGAGGTAATATGATACCAAACCCTCCACTACAGCCCAGAGATGATAGTATTGTTATGGGCAACAAACTATTAGTTACTGATCCAAATACATTTGCAACTAAAAAACTTATTCCATTTTATCAAGAATGGTTTGGTACTGAAAACATGGATATGACAGTTGCAGAAAAACAATATAGTTTTAGTCGCAGTGATCAAAACTTACAAAATTTATTAACTAGAAACAATCAAGAAATTACACCTGAAGCACTTGCTGTGGCAAGAGAAGAAGACAGACTTGGCAGTTTTTGTAGCCCAAACTTAACACGCATTGGTAAAACTTGTCTAGTAGACACTTGGCAAGTTCCTGATGTCGTGGAAACATTCTTGGAATTAGAACACCCTGAATTCGATTATAAAAAAATCTATATTGGTGGCCACAATGATAGTGTGTTTAGTGTACTTAAACCAGGCCTAGTAATTGCTAGTCGAGAATTAGAACCATATAAAGATATTTTTGCGGGCTGGGATATTATTTGGTTTGACGATCCACGTTGGGATCAAGTGCGCAAATGGCGTATGCTTAAATTTAAAAATGAAGGCAAATGGTGGGTTCCTGGAGAAGAAGACAACGACGAGTTTACAAATTTTGTTGAAAGTTTCTTGCCAAATTGGACAGGGTACGTAGAAGAAACTATTTTTGATGTTAACTGTTTAGTATTAGATGATCGACACGTAGTTGTCAATAGTGAAAATCCATACTTGTTGGATAATCTACGCAAACACAATATGGAACCAGTTGTTTGTCCACTGCGTCATAGATTCTTTTGGGACGGTGGATGGCATTGTTTAACACTGGATATCAAACGTCGAGGTGGTCAAGTTGACTATGGAATCTGATATAGAATCATGGATCATGGATAGACTGAGTATTAGTCTTCCTGAGTTCAATGATTTGCCACCTTGTCCATTTGCTAAACAAGCCTGGCTGGATGGAAAAGTTAGTACCCATCATTTAAAAGCTGGAAAATTTAATTTAAGTATGTCTGATTACTTTCGAGCAGAGCTTGAAAATTTCTCATATCATTGGCCCAAAGGCAGAGAGGTTATAGTGTTGGGTACTGAGCCTAAAAATATCAGTGCATACGAACTTAGCAAAACAACAGAGTTAGCTAACACTGACTTTTTACAGCAACGTGGATACCTAGCATTGGAAGACCATCCTGCTGAAAAGGAAACTGTTGCCAATTACGTAGTGAACCAAGGTGACTGGGCACTGATACTACTACAGCCTCGACAAAAAATTACTGATGCTCGTCGCATATTACAACACAAAAATTATTATAAAAATTGGGATACTGATTACTACCACAGTGTTGTAGTAGAGAGAAGTTAGTCAGGAAAGTCTCTGTATAAAAAGTGTTGAATAGTTTCTACGTCAACTAGGCGATTGAATCCTACGTGCTCACCTTCAATATTCTCTTCGTTGTGCAACACACTGGTCATTGCATCGTCCAGTTGTTGTAGGTTATTAAACTCCATATCAATACGGAACTCTGGCAAGTCCATAGAACGAAATCCTAATTTCATTCTTGTAATACGATATGTTTCCATACGTTTTAGTTCAGTCATTTTATCTAAAAATTTACGCATAAGTGTTACAAACTCATGTGCTGTTGTGTCTTCGCTGTGGTCAGCGTATATTGTATATACATCCATTATACTGGTCCTAGTATTTCAAAGCCGTCAAAACTTTTTTTGTATTCGTCACTGCCATGCAAATATATATACTTGTAGCCCAGTGACTTGTAATATGCGCATTCGTTTTTTAAACTACGTATGCCTAGCCTTAAATTCGGGTTATGATAGTTCCAAGCGAACTGCTCTGCTGTTACACTTAACTGGCTTGGGTATTGGATAACCCAACTAAATGCAACTAATTGATTTTCATTATAATAACCTAAAATAGTATTAGCAGCCAAGTCTTCGTAAAATATTGGCATTACACTGTTAAACTTTTTATAACGACAGTATTCTAAGAATATATTGTTTAATTCTCCATAGTCCCATTCAGTTAGAACTCGAAACTCTGTGTCAGACATCTGCTGATAATCGGTTTTTTCTAAATTTATTCTACTGTATTCGTATATCATACTTACTGTTCAACATCATATCAACTTTACAATCACAAGTGTCTCTAGAACACTGTATAGGGTTCATTGCGATTGTTTCCCCCTTATCGTAAACATTTCCTACTATTCTAGCAATACCACAAGCTGCTCCCTGAATGTCTCCATTAGCTTTTATATATCTATAGTTTTCACCTAGGTTACAATGCCAACCACGAAAACGATTTGTTTTATTTTTTATAAGTAAATTTGGATCCTGTAAGATATCATCTACATAAAAATCAATCGCTGTTGTTGCTGGTAATTCAATATTAGAATTTTTATATTGTAAAAACAAATTTTGTTGGTCATACTTGTCGTATTTAACAGCGGCATGATATATACGTTTCATTTCACAATTTATTTCTAGTTTACTTTCCAAAAAGGCTGTGTATGCATCTGTACAAAACTTCTGATAGTCTGGATGATAAAGTATTAATACAGTGGTTCGATAACGCTGGTGTACAACAGCCAACATTTCCAAATAATGATCAATGCTTGCATTTTCAGGATGAAAGCTAAACACTAAACTTTCAATAGGCGCTGTAAATTTTTCCCACCATCTGGCTGTTCGACTACCGTTACTACTAAATGTTACGCTAGCAAACTCTTTTATACTATGGCAAAATCTTTCAAGGTCAGGCCACAATGTGGGCTCGCCTCCCATAATATCCAGTGTTACTGTTTTGCCTTCACTAAAATTGTATATATAGTCAATTAGTTTATCTGTTTGTGATGTGTCTGGCCATCGGTATTTTCCGTCATGACATGATTCCCAACAATAACTACAAGAGTAATTACAAACAGTTGTACACTCCCATGTTATATACCGCTTATCAAAATTATTGCTTAGTTTTCTCATGTAAATTGTTCTGCAAATGGATCAAACTCTGTACCACATTTCATTGCACAAACACCTAGTTTACCATCAGTAACTGATGATTGGTTCCAACTGTTTTCTATGCTTTGTAGTATTCCGCTATTCATAACATCAGCTAAATCATTTTCAATTACATTAATATTGTCTAAGCCGCCTGCGTGATCAATGTGATCCCAAATTTGTTCTACTTTGGGATCTTTGTGCCACCACTTGTACATACGTCCTGCGGTCCAGCAACACGGCATCAATGATCCCTGTGCTGTAATAAAGATTTCTTTTTTCTCTATAGCTTTACAGTTTATACTACATTTGTCATAATAATCACGCATACTGCCGTAACTTTTTTCAATCTCTTTTTGCTTTAACAATGCTAAATTTTGGTTATCTAGTTTAACTGGTTTGCTTATTAATTGTGTTTCTTGGCCTTTGCGATTTTGTGCTTGATGCTGATCTTTACCTTTGTTGCTTGCTGTAAAGAAGCGTCCTGATTTTTTCTTCTGGAAACGTTCACATCCCCATTCATGTGCTAGTGCTTCAGCTTCTGCTACTTGGTGTTCGTTGTGTCCAAAGATGATGTAATCCCAACGTGCTCGACCACCTGCATCAATAAATGCCCGCATGTTTCGTTCCACATTATCCCACATGACATTTTGCCTATAAAGATGATTAGTATCACGCAGACCATCAACACTGAATATAACAGTGCCCATCCTTCCAAAAACTCTAGAAAGCTCTCTCCACCACTCTTCATCTTTTGCCCCTGCATTAGTATTCATACTCAGCCACATTTTGGGATTATGTTTACGGAAGTAGCGAAATATTTCCAGTGTGTCTCGAGCAACAATAGGATCTCCTAAGTTGCCACACATGTACATTGTATCAAGTTGTTTGATAAACTCTGGTGAGAATATTTTTTTACAATCAGCTAAACTTAGTTCACTATTATCTATATGACGATTATCAACACCGCCATTTTCATTACGATCACACATAGGACATGCTGCTTGGCAACGTTGCGTTACCTCCAAATGTACTTGTTTTATGTTTTCGTATTTGTACATTTATTAAGAAGTAATCCAATTAATATATTCAGTTTGGGCAGGCTTTGGTTCATTTTTCCATTTCATTTTTTGATCCTTGTATGCGTCCACATAAAGTCCAGTATGAGGATTGTATGTCTGATGTGTATTTTCCGTATTAGGAATACCAACACCCAATACTAGTGATACTGTATGGCGATCATGTATTGATATACGGTCTTCAATAATGTCCCAACTTTCAGTATAGTCGAAATCTAAACATCTACAAAACCCACATTGTAATCCTCGAGCAGCGGCGCCGTGTATTACATGGAATGCTGCCATGCCTACTTCCATAGACATTTGTGCTACATCTAAACTATCACTGGGTACGTTACTAAAGTCGAGATGAAAATTAGCAGGAATTCTACCGTGAAAAACGATTAGCCAATTAGCTAAAGTTTGTGCATTATATTTGTGTACAGGCGCATCTCTATCCACTGCCATTTCGTAAAATGCATTGCGTAATTCGGTATCACTCCAATCCAGAATCTCCATTTTATAATTGACTCTGTTTTGTTTAGCTGGAGATCTGTCATGTACCTCATCAATAATTTCTTGCATAGTTTCTGTTGTAACTGTTTGGTCTAAATCCCAACTGGCATTTTGCCATCTAGAATACTGCAAATCAGTCCATGCTTGTTTTAATTGGTCTGTCATATTACTTTTCCCATATTAGTTTTACATCTTTACCTGGCCCAACTCTGCTAGGTAAATCACCGTATGTATTTACATACCATTCAATAACAGCCTTGTACCAGTTTTGACTATTATGGTGTGCAAGTTTATTAAACTTATAGATATTATTGTTAGTGGCTTGCATCGTACTTAATGCTCTTGCACTTTCAGTTTGTAATTGTCTTACACTTAGATCACTTATATCCAATTAACATAAACCTTTTGTATTTGGGCAAGTCTAATTCGCCTGCGTATAACGTATTTGACATAGGTGCCATATTGCCAAACTCAGTAATGTCTTTAACACAGTTAACATGCTCCGGAACATCAAAAAAGTTATTACTTTGTAGTATTACTAATTTACCATCTGGTATCTTTGCATACCATTCTACAAAATTTTCTATGTGTTCGCAGCTAGTATTAATAATAGTATTGGGAGTGTCAGCAATAGTCTTGCTCATTCTATTGTTAGCATTACTCCATGATTGCCAAGCATGTTGTTTATAATTAATATCCATTATGTCTTGTGTAATACTTTTAAATCGCCATTGATCCATAAACCACGGCTTGTTAAATGTTTCAGCAATATCTACACAACTAGGATCAATGTCGAAAGATCTAACTTTATCTAACTTAATGTCGCTTTCAAATAACATTGTGGCAAGAGTAGCGTACCATCCTGCACATAAAAATACAGTACCTAGGTCTACATTACACTTTTGAAGTTCTTTTACTAGCCATAATTTACTTTCTAATTGTCCTCTACTGAAACAATCATTCCATATCTCAGTATTGTTAACAAAAAAACTTTTGAATGCTGCGGTGAATTGTGTATCAACATAACGGTCTAATACGGGCCACAATTTCCAAGTGTTGTCTTCTAGTATAAGTTTACGCAAGTCCTCACCTTCAGCAAGTCTAAAAATGCTGTGTAAATTTTGTTCAAGCACTGCTTTACGCAAATCTTCTAGTTCTCCGTTTACTATGGATGGCAGCAATCTAAAAATGCTTGAAATATCTTGATCAATATATGCCCTTCTTAAATCCGAAAGCTCAGATATCTCTGGGTAAAGTATTTCATATCTGTCTAATAATTCGTGTGTTTCAAGTGCCATGTTATGTTGTTTTAGCATCTTCGTTTGCTTGATTAAATGTCTCTCTTAACCATGTAAAGTCATTAATTTTGTTTAGTACGCCTGGATTATTACGATAGTATGTGCCAAATTCACGACCTTGATTCGCTCCCATGATAGAGTACTCACCATATGGTCTGGATTCGCCACGAGTGCACCAAATATCTAACCGATATTCATTATCAATGTTGTCTCCATTTTCGATAATACTACTAGCGAGCTTTGTACATTCTCTAAACGCACTTTTCCAAGTATCAAATGGAGTTGTATTGAATGCAGTAATATTACTAACTTGAAACTTTGGTACAAATGTACAACCAATACTGGTAGTCATATCAACACGCCAGTCTTTTGCAGTTATTAGTGCACGACGTGGAAATAGTTTTACGCCACCATAACCGTATACTAAATCATTTACGGGGTTTCGACTTCGCCATACATACACACAATCAGTTTGTGGAATATGGTCATATTCCAGTTTATTTGACATAGGCTTAAATTTAAAATTAAAGTCTTCTTCAATAATTGCATCAGCATCAATTACATAAAAATGACTGGTTTCGGCAATCTTTGCGGCTGCCTGATGTGCATTAAAGATCCCTTTTACACCTTGCACTCTTTTTGCATGAGGTGCATAGTATTGAAGGATCGCAAAATTCTCATCAGCTTCAGCTTCGTCATAGCTAATTTGTATTACGTCTAGCAACTAGTATTCTCCATTATTCTTCATTATCATTATAAACATTTATACCAGTTTGTCAATACTTAATCGTACAGAAACGGATCACGCTTTCGTAGTTCAGCTAATCGCTTTTTTAATTTTTTACGTTGTTGATAACGATCCCAAGGATACATTATAAAATTTCTGATTCTGGTAAGCATACCTTTACTCCATATTGTGCTGTCCATCGTTCAGCATCTGCACGAGTATTTACAAGTGGTTCGCCTTTGATATTCAAGCTAGTGTTTAACAGCATAGGACAACCAGTTTGTTTGTACCATGCTTGTAGTAGTGTATATATAAATCCATTTGTTTGGTTTACTGTTTGCACCCGGCTTGTGCCATCATAGTGTATAATAGCAGGAAATTCATCTGGGCGGCGACATTTGACAACAAATTGCATAAAAGGACTGCTAGTAATATTATTTGGCATCTCAAAATAATCTTTAGCATGTTCTTCAAGAATCATAGGAGCAAAAGGTCTAAATGATTCACGATGCTTAATTTTATTAACCCGATCCTTTACATCTACTCCCCTAGGATCAGCAAGAATGCTTCTGTTTCCGAGAGACCTGGGGCCAAATTCACTTCTACCGGCGGCAACAGCGGTAATTTTGCTGGTGTTAAGCTCTTGGATAACAGCGTCGACTGGGTAGTCTCCTTGGATGTTGTGTCCGGTGTAGGCATGAGAAAACTCCATAAATTGTTTCTTGTGTGCTAGTACGCAACCAATTGCGCTACCAGCATCACCTGGATTAGGCATAATCCATACTGTATCAAAATATTTAGTAGCAATAGGATTAGCTACACAATTAAGAACACACCCTCCCATCAGCACTAAGTTTTTGCACTGAGTTTTATTAACAGTTATTTTGCAATATGCTTCAAATATTTCTTCATATATAAGTTGGGTGGCGGCAGCAATGTCAGCATAGTCTTGTATACTATTCAAGTCAGTACGCCAATCTAAGCATCCTCTGTGACAGTTACGCTTGAATAGTATACGTGGATCTTTTAAACTAGGCATCTTTTTGATAAAGTCATGTTTAATAAGATCATAATACTTGCTAGCATTGCCTATAGCCGCCATACCCATGAGGATGTATTCATGTTCTTGTGGCTTTAGTCCAATACGTTGTGTCATAGCACTATACCAAATCCCCACGCTGTGTGGATAATTTTGACTCCACTTACGCTTTAATTTACCAGAAGTGCCTTGCCATATACTAATAGTATTCCATTCTCCAATACTATCTAATACAAGTACCGCACTGTCTTTCTTGCCTGGATTAGTATAGTAACCTGCGGCTGCATGGCTTAAATGATGACTAACTGTAGTGCTTTTAGGAGCATCAGACAAGTATCTACGCATATATCTAGTAGGTGATTCTTTGCCAAGTAGTCTATATTGTCCTGAGTATAACTGGCGTGTTTTTTTAAGCCCAGGACGTTCATAATAATATATGCGCTCTGGTTTACCAAACTCCAGTGCTTCAGCTATTAAATCAGGATGTAGGTTTTTGTCATTTTTAATTCTACTATAACGTTCACTATGGCTAGCAAACTCTAGTCCATCTTCACTAAACACTGCCAAACTTGCATCGTGTGACCGTCCTGTCCAACCCCATACTATATTTTTTGTCATGTTTTTTTCAATTCTGTATGCAGTAGCATCATTCCAAGCAACCATAATTTATGATTTAAATTCTTGTCTACATTTAATGGTGCCATACACAAACATAATACAGCTACACCAAGTTCTATTTTGTCTGAATACTTTTTATATATTTCACTATTGCGAAAATGACTTATACGATTATCTGACCCAGTGTCCAAATTTAAATTAACAACACCGTCATTTATATTTAAGTTGTCTAAATTTACACAGTTTACAAACAAACTTAAATAAAACTTACATATGTCGTAAAATATATCTGTTACTTTTCCTGGTCGATGATCAATGTAATTTATATTATCTGATGTCATAATAATATTATCCATTGTTAAGTCTCCATGACATGGTCCAAATATACCCCAATTGAGCTTGTCCCAGTTAATTTTTTCGAACTGTTTTGTACAATCTATATTATACCCATTAATGCTGATAACACCAGCATATTTTTCATCTATAGAGCACATCATATTAAACCGTTTCCACGTTTTGTCTTGCCACAGTGTTTTGTTATAAACTGAAATATTGTTTACTAAACAATAATTCCATAAGTTAATTAAACTATTTAAAAGTTGTATATATAAGTCTCCGTGTACATTTACAGTTCCATCTACATGTGGATAACTTAATCCGTGTGTACTAAATTTAACAGGACCTGGATGTGGAAATGCTGGATTGTTGGTTTCTATATATGGCTTTTTGTCCCATAACTTTACTACATGCTGATTAACAAAAAACACTTCTTGATTTTTCTTATCCAGTACTGATATATTGTCAACATAGTGAGACTTAGTTTCTTGATAACTTGCACGATTACCTACATCATACCAAGTATCCAGTGAATGATGTTCTAAGTTACTAAGCTCTTTCATTATTAATAGGTCGTTACGATTGTGGTTACTTCTTTGCAAGCACTCATAATATTCATGTGCATCTTTCATAAAACTTATGCCTGCATATATCAAATCACCATCAGTGTCATAGTGTTTGCTATTGTTTGGGTTGCAAGTAAAAAAAGTATTATTTTCTACAACTGGTACCTTTTGACTCCAGTTGTCACATGCATTATAGTATATAGGTTGATCAAATACACGTTCTGGCAATTGTCTAAAACTTGGTATTTGTCCTTCGCTCCAGTTTTCAATTTCAATATATTCAATATTGTTATAGCCAGCATGATCCAAATACTCACGCACGTAGTCTGACTGATACCCCAACATAACAAAAATTTTGTTAATATTAGTATAACTATTAATGATATGATCAATAACTGCACAGTCGCCAACTCTTATCAGAGCTTTATGGAATTTAGAATATCCAGCACTGCGAGTTCCTGGACCACTGCATGGTATTAGTAAATTTGATTTCATATGAATATTTATGTGCGTATATAATTCAATTTGCAAACAAGTCTGCAAAGATGAAATAATCAGTAATAAATGTTATCTGTGCACCGATTAATACTGCGACCCAATAGTTGCCTATATATTCCCATAGTTTCTTAATACCCCACCAAGTAACTAGTACTCGCACTGTGTATGATATGTCAGATTTAATTAGTTCTAGTAAAGTATAGTTTGCATCATTTGAAAAATAATTTATAAACACAAGATAGTCATACGCAAAACTAAATTGCGCCATTATCAAAACTGCTATATAGTAATTAAAATACTTATTGACAATTTTTACTATATTTGCAGATACTGCAACACGATAGAATACGTAAATGAAATTTGCTGTAAGTAGTTCTATCACAATGCTCCTCTAGCAGTACTGGCAAGTTTAATTAACTCGTCAAGTTCTGTGTGTTCGACATAATTCATATATTTGCGATTTTGATCATCGCTAAGTATTTTGTTGATCTTATCAATGTTTGTATTTTTAGGTATTTCCAATTGTGATTCGATGTTGTGTATATAGGGCAAGCCGTACAAGTAAAGTAACTCTTGACTAACAAACACTGGGTTCTTGTCCATAAAGAAATCCAACTGCTGTAAGAAGTCAGGTGTACTGTGTCTATTTCTTACACGCTGTTGTTGGTGTTCCAGTATATTGCGATCCCTGCCAATTATCATATATTTTACACAATCAAATACTGTACGAGCTACTTTATCAAATTCACTGAATTTTGGTATACGTGTTTCGCCGTCATACACATAAGGACAGCCCATGCTGGTATAATAATAATCGTGAGTACTAGTGTCAAATTCTACTAGTAAGTCAGGGGTTTCCCAACAGTCTGCAAAGGGCTCCATATCGTGCCCTTCCCAGTATTTGTGCTGGAGACTATTCCAGGCAAACACTTGAGGATTGCTGCCAAATATTTTAGCGTACAAATGATTACCGCTGCCTTGTGGACCTACGCCAATGATTAAAGTTTTCATACTGGTATTTGAAGGTCGTAATGTGAGAACAGCATGTGCATTTCTTGTGTTGCTACACCTGTTACTAGCAGTGTACATCTTGGTCCACGTCCTGCGTTTGCTGTACAGTGTGGAGAATTAAACCAATCAAAACTGTAAATCTCACCGGCACGATATCCTGTGTGTACTTTGTTTCCGTACTGTAAGAAGTGTCCTGGTTCCCAATCGTTGAGCATAACCATGAAACGATATACACTCTTAGGATCTGCTTTGTTCCATTTTTCCAACTTATCAACATGTAAGTTCCATACTTGTCCTGGCATCTGTACATGAACTCGACGCTGTACATCTCTTTCATCGCCGGGCAGTAAGTGTAGCGCATCGGTCATGCGCTGAAAAACAGGTTCAATAGCATAGTCTAGTTTGGTTAAAACCAAGTCAGCAGGCGCACCAGTATTGATCAAATCTAGTTCTTCTGCTTCAATGTCTTCACTGCCGTTTGGATTATCAATTGGATTGCGTGTGCGCCAAGTAATATCATTACTTTTTTCTACTGTTCTATCTAGTGCTTCTTTCCAGTCGCCAGTAAACTTACCTACATAGCGCATACAGTCATATGCTGGATCATTCTTAAACGGGTCGTAATGATAGTTATTACGTGGTGATGTTTTTTCCCAATTGCTTTCCATTATGATTCCTTTAAAAGCTGAAATAGTAGGGGAGATTTCCCCTACTATTAATTATCTATTTACAATCTTATGGAAATAGATTTTCTTTAAGTACTGAGTTAAGTCCCAATGCTTCTTTGTTGAATTTCACCAAGTTGCGTAGTGCGTCTTCAGTGATAAATGTCATTAGTGTGTCACGCATTTGGTCGCCACGCTCACCAATAAACCATTCGTACTTGCCGTTTTTAGCTTCAATAATTGCCATTGACTCTGGATCGTTTGCCATTTTGTTCATTGCTGCTACTAAGCGATCACGCAATTCTGGATTACCTTTATTGACCCAGATTGCTTTTTGTAGACCATCACGGAAACTTTTTACCAGTTTGTATGCGTCATAGAACTCGCCGCTTGCTTCTACACCCCAACGCTCTTTAAACATGATTTCAAATTGGTAACCCGGGAAGTTTGGATCATCTACGTGCTTGCCTGTGGTTGGATCAAGCAGGCCATGGTGGAACCAAAGTTCTGCGTTTTCATCTGGCGCAATGTGGATTTGGTATGTAGCTGGGTTTTCACGTGAACCTGTTAAGTCACCACGTTTAAATGCTAAACGGCGCTCTCCGCCTGACATGCCTTTGACCCATTTAAAGTTTTCACCGAAGCAAGTAATATACTCGTCAACGGATTTGTCTGGACCGCATGTCATCATTGCCATAGCAAATGCTTCTGGAACAGCACCACTTGTACCGGCAAAGATTGCTTTATCCATGTCTGCGCCTTTGACTTTGCCCATAATAATGTTCAAGTTCATGAGACCAATTGAATCATATTCAGCATAGTTGTAGTCAACTTCTTCTTGTAGGAATGATACACCGTTACCGCCGTGTGTTACAACAATAGTGTTTTCGTCAAAGCGGAGATCGTTATGGAATTTGTTGATGCCCGGAATGTCTCGTGCGCCTGGAATGTTACGAATAGCAATACGCTCTCCCAAATGCTTCTCTAGTTCCTTCATGATAATTTCTGTCCACACAGTTGTTCCGCCGCCTGGTTTTTGTGGATTAACAACAGTAATGTCTGCTAGTGCGGACGTGGCTGTCAATGTTAGTGCAACTGCGGCACCTGTTACTAATTTAGTTAGTTTCATCTTAATAATTCTCCTATTGATTTAGATGTTAGTTTACACAAAGTCGATTTTCGCTTTGTTAAAAAATATTCCCCATATCGCAGCTACGATTGATAATGCGATAAGTGTTGCTGGAAATGGGTCAAGTAGCAGATCTTCCCATCCATATCCGAATGTGTTGAACTGTACCCAACTTGATTCAAGTCGATGTGATAAGATAAATCCAATTAGGAAACTTATACGACTGAATTTAAAATACTTCATTGCTAGTCCAACTGCACAACACATTGCAAACATAAGATAGTCGTCAAACAATCCTGTGTACTGTGATGTAGTCCATACTAGACTTGCCATAATTGGCCAGAAGTAAAACTTGAATGGAACGTTTGTAATATATACCGCATAACGAATAAACCCGTAACTAATCGGTAAAATAATTATTAAACTCCATAGATAACTGCTGAGCAAATGATCAAAAAATACACCATCTGCTAATACTGCGGGCGAACCTAGTTCAAGCCCAACATACATAAGTAGCCCCATAACAATCACTTCAAAGGGTGCTCCAGGAATACCAAACAAAATAGTAGGAACATAACTAGTTGCTTTCTGTGCGTTGTTGGCACCTTCGCATCCAATTACACCCTGTACATTACCTTGTCCTACTGGATATCCTTCTCCGTTATGATTGTCTTGGACACCTTTTGACTTTTTACGTGATAATGCAACTGTTTGGCTATAAGCAAACCAATCTGCGATGTTGCCGCCAATACCTGGTACTAATCCTACAAAGCCACCGATAAAACCGCCTCGCAATCCATCCCATCTATATTTCCATGTATCTTTGACACCTTGCCAAAGTTGCCCACGTATATCACTTTTTGTCAGTGTAATTTTTTCCGACTTCATTCTGTATGCGCTTACTAATTCAGGAAACGCTAGTACGCCTGCCATTACTGGAATCATTTGAATACCGTCTTCAATATATTCCCAGTCTGTAAAGTAAACACGCCATGTATCAAAGTCAAAATTTGGAATAACTGTAATCCAACGCTGTGCTGCGGTATCTGGATCCATTCCTACTAGTCCTAGCACAACACCTGCTACAAGAGCAAAGATGCCACGTACCCAATACTTGCTGCTGATAAAGATAACACAAGTCATGGCAAATATAAGAAAACTAAACATTTCTGCCGTGCCAAAGTATAGCACAATTTTAGTATACCACGGCAAGAATAAAAACACTAACAGCCCCCAAATAAGTCCGTTGACCCAGCTTGTACTGATCGCTGCACTAAGTGCCCTAGCCGCTTGGCCTCGTCGTGACATTGGAAAGCCGTCTACCATTGTTGCAGCCGCCCCGCCTGCTCCAGGAACATTCATTACAACTCCACAAAATGTGTCTCCGATACTGCTGGTAACTACTACCGCAGTAGTAAACACAACTAGCATGTATGGATCGTGAAAGTAGCCTACAAAACTGTAAACTGCAATCAAGCCAGTTGTTGCTCCAGCAACAGGTATAAGTCCAACAAAGAAGCCATAAAAGACTCCCAGTAGTAACACAATAATGTAATAGTCCATAGAAATATTACAGCCAGATTCTGGCTGCTCCTTTAATTAAAATATCGGGGGGTTATAGATTGCTGAACTTCTTTTTGATCAGAGCGTTAGCAATTATGTATATAGTTTATTTAGTCTATCTAGAATCTATTATCTAGTTCGCCATACAAAGTATAAACGATTTTTATGAGAATCTGTTCGGATATCTAAGATATCAACATTAAGCTGAGTAGCACAGTTAACAATAAAATTACTATCCCAAGAATAAAAGCTGATCCACTTTGATTGATCACCCATTGGTCTATCTGGTTCATTTACATGTGGTAGGCCAGGATTAGCACGAAAGAACATAACAGCACCTGGATTGCACAAGCTAACAGCATGCTCTAACTCTGCAAAAATCTTATCAGTACTGCCAAAGTTAATTGACCCTAATGCTAGTGTAGCATCAAACTTTTCTGCTGGATTGTAGTCTAGTAATTTTACTTCATGATCTGCATTTGTATTATACGGGTCAATGCCAGTTAAGTTTTTAATCTTACCTTTAAACTCATGATAGCCGCAACCAATATCTAGCACACGTCTTGGGCTTAAACTGTTTACTTCCTCAACTAGTTTAAGTCCACTGTACTTGTATTTTTTCATTTCAGCTTGCCAGTGATTACGGAAGTAATTGTCAAGTACTTTATCATCAATACGATCAACAAGCTCGCCAATGGTATCATATGCAACATTTTCAATATCTACATCAAACGTACCCTGTATTGCTTGCCGCAATGTTTTTGGGTTGCGCAACAACTGTGGACTAGTGTGTATTAGTTGTTCTAGCTTGTTTAAAATTTTATGATTCATTGGGTGTATTCTCTTCGTAGTCTTATGACGTTATTAATATAGCATTGTAAAAATGTGATGTCAAGTGTTTATTCATCTTTTTCTATACTTTCCATCTCTTCTTTACTTATACCGTTGAAATCTGAAATATTACATTTTAATTCATGCACAATCCAATCAAAACTCATATCTTCTCTGACACATTCAATTGTTTTAACTTGTTTTATATCTTCAGTGCCTCGTAAACTTGCGTGTTTAAATTTTTGTGATATTTTAAATGTTAATTCTCCACCAGTGTCAACTCGCATGTTAACTGTTGCCCAATATGGATTAGCAGTATACGGCCCGTACATATTGTTATCTGAATCTTGATCATGTGTTATTTCAATTTCATATGGGCCGTACACCTGATACAGTGCCCAAGCATAAGGTAAGTGTTCATTAGCAAGACTTGCACTTAGTTGCTCTTGTGAAGTCTTGCCAGAGAAATAATCAAAGTTTTGATTAAATTGCTGTGGTATATAATCTACAGCTTTGGCATCTGTTAGTGTTTTGAATTTAAATAAATCATTGATCCCGTCTTGATGTTGAGCATTAATAATAATACCATCACTATGTGTTTTACACAGTAACAACCAGATGTTAACAAATTTTAATCGTATAAATCTATGTAAAATGGTGTTTACATACCCATGTGTAAACCATTGACTCAAAAATGTATTATCGTAAACTTCCTGTTTCCAGGCGATTTTATATTTGTCCCAGTTAACATGTATGTCACTAAATGGACTCATGTTACAAGTTGCTCCTGGACTAATTGCGTATACCCAATTTCTAATATTATACATAACATGTAAACTGTGTAACACTTCGCTAGGTCCTTCAGTTGGGAAGCCAATAACCCAATTAATATGGTTAAATAACCCAGCTTCTTTACCATCTCTGAGATTATTTTCAATCTCCCAGACCTTTATCAACTTCTTCATATCGACTAATACTTTTTCACTACCGCTTTCGACACCAAAACTTAGTCCTAAACATCCACTCTTTTTAATCATTTTGAAGAGATCCGCATCCATGCGGCCGTCACATCTGGCATAACTATTCCACGTAATCTCCAAACCGTCTTCCACAATTTCATGTATTAGATTTTTAAATTCAGTATAGGCGCCGTTGGCTAAACTGTCCACAAACCAAAAATGTCTTGTTCCGTATGTATCGATTTGGTGTTTCATTTCTTCAATAACACGATTACTTTTTCTGTAACGATATTTCCAAAAGTGGGTTTCAGCACAAAACGTACATTTAGCTACACACCCTCGACTGGTTTCAATACTAACACCATTGGAATAATCATACAAGTTTAAATCATAATCACTGTAGTCAGGAAATGGCAATTCGTTTAAGTCTAGCTTTCCTCGAAACCCACCAAATGTTATTATATTATTAGATGGCGGTATCAAATGTCGATTTTCTAATAGAGTAAGTAGCTCTTGTTCGCCTTCTCCTTCAATACGATAGTCAATTAAATTTTTATCGAATCCTAGTATATCAAATGTATGGTGTTCAAAATCAGTATTAAATGCCTGTGGCCCGCCAACTACTACCTTGACACTTGGTTTAAGTTTTTTTAATCGATCTATCATATACATACTAGCCATAATATTACTAGTATACAATGTAAATCCAGCAATTGAATTATTATCAGAAATTATTTTATCTACTGCTTGATCTAAAAGTAGTTGTATTGCTGGTAATGTTTTTTCTTCCCATGCTGGGTTTGACCATACCCAATAATGTTGTCCATGCCACCAATTATCAACGCCTGGTTTTTCATAAAAATTAGTGTCTAATAAATGCTGATGACACTGTATATTAACATCGTGTACATTGACTTTATACCCATACTTGCGTAATAATCCAGTTAATCTTGCCAAATTATAAGGAGGAAATAATACTCCCCAGGCGGGGGCTACAACAAAGCTAATACCATCATCATTATCGTTTAACAATTGATGAGTTTCGCTGTAATAATTATACCCACGTGGATGTACATACACATGCTTATTTAATTTTGGTTGTAATTTGCCAAGATGACTATCTGCATGATTGAGCTTTTCTTCAATCATACGTTTAATTACTTGGTCTCTATCTTCGTTAAAAAACGGATTTTCTGATGATTTATCGCTCATAATATATTCCTATTCAATCAAGTCTACATCAGAAATAGTTAAACTATTTTTATTTTTTAGATCGTCGTGTATATTACTATAACAATGTTCACGTAGCCAATTTTGATCTATGCTACCAATGGCTATTGGTGCTATAATATGATCATCACTTGGAAAATTATAACTATCTACCCAAGGTTTAATATATTTTTTAGTTAAAAGTTGTTGATATGGTCGAACTTCAAATCCACCTTTAGTAGTATTAAACGTATTACAAACGTCCCATTCACATGGATTGTCGTTATTGTACCATGCTGTTTCATAGTCTTTCCCTAGTATATTTTTTAAATCATATACGTTATACTGGTTATCGTTTGAATACATAGTCATATCCATAGAACGCAGATCAGAAAAATTAAAATCGATTCGAATTGAGTCAGTACACCCATCTTCACCTTTTGAATTCCAATCTAACGCTGGTAAAAACATACTAGTAGATGATTGTGATTGTAAAAATTCTTTCATAATAGTCCATGTATTTCTACTAATAATGCCATGATCTTCGATTCGATGTACATAAGAATTGATAGTGTGTAAATCATCTTCAATACACATATATTTAGAATGTGTCTCTTCATTAAAGATATCCACTAATGTTGAATCTAAATACTTAAGATAATACCAAGCATCAGACTGATTTAGATTTGACATTTTGTATTTAATTTGGCGCTTCTGCTCTTGACTTAAATTAAGTGTATCAGTTGTTCTTGTCAAGTGTAGTGTAGTAAAGCATCGATGTATACGATTACAATCTTCGTTTTTACTATTCATATTAATATAGCCACCATGCCAAGTAAATCCAGCATTTTTAATGGCATCAATAGACGTGTTTACTTTGTTAACAAACTGCTGTCTAATATCAATAGTGTCGGTCCAACGTTTTTTTGAATTAATATCAAACATGTCCCAGTATTGTTTTTCATTTGGAGTATCATAGATAAAGTATCTTGATCCAACTGGTTTGTCTCTTCTAACTCCCAGCAGTTTTTGGTTACGCTTGAATACAAATTTCCAAAACTCTACAAAATTATTATCTCTTAATTGTATTTCCCCATCAACACCATTTGAAAGACTGAATATTACTTTGCTCATTATAATTCCTCTACACTAATACGTGTACCATTAAATTGAGAAATATTTCCAGTAAATGTATATGTATTACTAGGGAAAGACATATCTTCTCGTTTCACTTCAATATTAGCAATATCGTTATCATCAGTGAGTGTTCTATGTTCAAAATAATGCGTAATAGTTATAGACGATTCACCATTGTCAGCTACGTGTGCGGAGCATTTACCATAATATGGTGCTGTTACAAATGTTCCAAATTCTTCAAAATCATAATCTGGATTAATATCTACTTCAAATTTAAAGCCGCCCATGGTTTTCCACATTACCCAAATATACGGAAGGTACTCATTTGCTAAGTCAGCACTAAATTTTTCCTGTACACTGTTGCCAGTCCAATAGTTGAAGTCATGTTTCTCTTGTTCAATGCGTTCAACAAACTGGTTAGGATTATTCCATTCAATACTATAACTATTTTTTAAACTAGGTCTATACTGTGTATTAATAACTGTACCATCAGCTTGTGTTATACTCATGTTTAACCATATGTTTGTTAGCTTTAATCTAATGTAACGATGGACCATTGTATTTTTATAATCGTCTGTGTACCATTTGCCCAAAAAGTTCATATCACCTGGACCTTCTTTCCATGTAATATTATACTTACGCCACTGTAATTGCATATCACTAAACGGAGCATCTCCGCATGTATATCCTGGTGAGATCGCATACATATCTTTTCGGGTATTGTACAACAATTCTAAACTGTGCAAAAATTCTTCTTTACCTTCTGTCGGGAATCCAACTATCCAGTTACAGTGATTAGTCATACCTGCGATGCGACCATCACGTAAGTTATTTTCTATTTCCCATATTTTTACTTTTTTCTGCATATCGTCAAGAACTTTTTGACTTCCGCTTTCAACACCAAAACTAAGAACAGTACACCCACTTTGATGTATTTTTTTAAACAAATCTAAATCCATACGGCCGTCATTTCTGGCGTAGCTATTCCAACGAATGTCTAAACCTTCGTCAATTATTGCGTGTACTAGATTTTTAAATTCAGTAAATGCGCCATTAGCCAAACTATCTACAAACCAAAATCGTCGAATGCCATACTTACTAATTTGGTATTTCATTTCTTCAATAACACGATGTGCTTTTTGATACCTAAATTTCCAAAAGTGGGTTTCAGCACAAAAGCTACACTTAGCTACACATCCACGTGAAGTTTCAATACTTGCTCCGTCTGGGTGTTCATATAAACTTAGATCAAAATCATCGTAGTCTGGAAATGGTAAACTATCTAAATCTAGTCTACTTTTAAAGCCTCCCATAACATAAGGTTCATCACGTACTGGGAAATCATTTAAGTTTTCTAATAAAGTAAGTAGTTCCTGCTCACCCTCACCTTGAATAACAAAGTCAATTTGAGATATATCAAAATGAAATTCATCACGCATTTTAGTTAAAAACCAACTATTAAATGCTTCAGGTCCGCCCACAGCAATACGAATGTCTGGATTTTGTTTGGCCACTTGGTTAATCATATACATTGCTGCCATAATACTACTTTGGTATATACTAAATCCCACTACATCAACATTAGAATTTACTATCTTATCTACATGGTTATCTAATATACTAACAATTGTAGGATGTACTTCATTGGTGTATTGTGGATCATCCCATGAGAAAAAATAGATACTGTTCCACCAGTCTTTACCACCGGACTTTTTAACATGATGATAACATTCAATATTTGTATCAAATACATCTACCCCATAACCATAATGTCGTAGTAATCCGGTTAGTCTTGCTGTACTATAAGGTGGAAACATTACTCCCCAACTAGGAGGAGTTACAAGCGCAACACGTTTTCCTACGCTTTTACGTGGATTTAGTTCACTCCAGTAAGCATATGTTTCGCGATGTTCAGGATGCTGTATGTAATATTGGTCGTTGAAATGCTCAACAAATTTAGGATCTTGCACATCCATTGCATTTTTTCCTAAATGACTGTTGTCATGTCGGATCATAGTCTTAATGACTTGATCTCTGTCGCCACTGTCAAACGGATTTATTTTGTCGTCGGTAGCCATTCTGAACAGAGCCTCCTCAATTCCGGATGAACTAATCCAATATCTTGCTTTCTAATTTGATCATACATTTGTGTTCGTTTAGCTAACCTTATTCTATTTTTAGCAATGTCTTCTGGATCAAAGTCCAATCGTAACTTCGATATAATATGGTCAAGTCTGGACACACCGTGTAACCGAGTAGGAACATATTTGTGCATTGCTTCTTCTAATTCGTTTGCGATTTTTAATCTCATATCCTTAGGTAACAAATCAAATCTTTGGTCTTCTGGGTAGTTAACTACATTAAAAATTAAATTGTTTTGAGCACCATTTTCATGCCAATATTTAATTATGTTAACCAAATCAAAAATATTATAAATCTGTGCGGTAGCTAATAGGTTAAGATTAATATTATCCTCTTGTGCGTACTGTTTATATGCGGCATCTAATTCATTCCAGTCTGCTCCGTATCTAATATAATCATTGGGATAACCGATCCCGCACATTGAAAATTGTATAAACACACTCTTAAATTGGCTCAGCATTTTTATTACTTTGCCTTTAGTTCGACTACCATTGGTTGTGATATCCAGCGCAATATGTGTATTGCCTGATTCTATACACCACTTTAAAAGTTTAATCACACCAGGCATAAACAATGGCTCGCCGCCAGCAAGTTTTAGTACATCCATATGTTGAACACATTCTTTAACACTTTCAAAAGCAACAGGGTTGTCAATCCATTCACCAACGTCAATTGGCTCATCCCAGTTAATTTCCTGTGTTTCAGGATGGGCTCTATTTTCTTGGTCAATAGTTGTACTAACGGCTCCCCAACACATCCTACAGCCAAAGTTACACATTCTGCCAGGCCTTAGGTCACTCCAAGTTGGGTATTGTACATCAACATCTAATTCAAAGTCATCGCCTAAAGTACGTAAGTAACGTTCGTTTTGACTAACTCGATCACTACCACCACCGCCGTCTTTATCCTGTTTATAGCATATATGACAGCGCCTTTCTTTGACGCCATTAAGCATATTAGTTCTAATACGTTTGTATTCTTCGCCTCTAAAAATATCCAATATGCTTTTACCACTAACATCAGCTTCAATAGGATCTCCCCAATCGGCAATACAACATAAGTTGGCACTTCCAGTGGTTGTTACGTAACTATGGTTAAACGGCATAATACAGAATGCAGGATTATTTTTTACCTGCTTTTGCAAGTTTAACTCTAGATTTTCTGGCATTTTTTTCATTTGTTTCCTTTAGCAACTCTGCAATTTCTGGCATTGTCTCTCGCCAGTTTTCGTTACGTTGTTTATCATACTTATCAGTCTCTAAGAACCATTTTTTCCATATTTCAGGATCATGCTCTTTGGCAAACATGTGATCCAATACTGCCTGTAAACGTTGGCATATTGTATGTGTGTTTGCTTCTTCAGTTGAATTATCTGAATATGTTGCTTTTAATACAGACATAAACTGTTTATATCTCTGCGCAACCATTACTTTAGCATCTTCAGGTAAATTTTGAATATTTAAATGTTCTGGACCGTATAAATTATGAATAACCATCCTTTTATCAATTTTTTTCCAATCTTGTTCTTGCATCCACCATATCATATCTAAGACGTGGAGTACATTCATAATACTCAATGTAAGTGTAACAGCAGCCGTTATATTGTCAAAGTTTTCTTCTTTTTCAATGCGGTTTAAATTTTTCTCAACTGTTTTCCATCTACCTGGATTTCGTATATATTCAAAGTGTTCATATATTCCATCAATACTCATTCCTAAACCAACACTCTTAAAATGTTTCCATTGTTGGAAAACTGAACTAGGAATACCTGCCATATTTGTATTGTAATCTAAATCTATATTCTTGGATAACCCTAAGTCAATACAAATTTGTAGTAATTTACGATGTTTAATATTGATAGTTGGTTCGCCACCAGTAAAGTAAAATCTATCAATGTTAGGAAGATCTGCTATAATTTTAGACCACATTGAGTTCTCTTCTGTTTCGTGCCAATCAAAAACTCCAGGTACAGTAAATGACCCATCTTCTAGCTTTACAATTTCTACATTTCCATGACCTCTCACCTGAAACTTATGATCATCGTGTGTATTATACCAATCCGCATACCACAAATTACTGTCAGTAGGTCCACAACTGCGGCATTTAAGATTACATTTGTTACCAAATCTTAAATCATAATACGTAATAGGGAAGTCTTCATCTTTAATACTTCCATCTTCTTGTGTTAACTCCAGTGCCTGTGTGTATAGTTTTGAATATTTAAGTTTACTCCAGTCACGCTTTGATCCTATACCATTATTTTCTTCATGGGTACATAGTTTACAAATTTCCGGATCTATACCCTGTAACATTTGTTTACGTATATTTTTCCAGGCTGGCGCATTACGCATAGTACTAAGATCATCATCGGTTGTAATAACTTTACCGGAATCATCTAATAGGCTTCCAAATGGTGCTTCTTTATCATCATAAATCATTTGGCAACACATTCGAAGACTTCCGTCGGCATTTGTACTCACATGATTCCAAGGCAGTGAACAAAAAACATTATACTTTGGAGTAGATTTAGATTGCCATTCTTTATATTTTTCCTGAAGTTCAGATTCTGTCATCTTAAGATTGCGTGTAAGCCAATCGCTAATTATACTATCATTTAATTTAAGATTTTCTACCCAAAGAGCAAACAGTACATCATGATCTAAATCATGTTCTGCTACAATGCGCCGGACGTCAATTGGACAGTCTGGGTGTTGAATCATTTCAATACGTTCATTATGTGACCTAAATGTAGTTAGGTCAAAATTATCATTTAAGTCCATTATTATTTAATATCCATTTCATATGTTCCAAATCAAACTGTTTTTTATTTATATTACTAAATTGTGCTATATTTTCTAGTTGCGCAGAAATGGTTGGCCGTAAATGTTGCCAACTAATATCAATAATATTAAAGTTAGTAAAGCGTTTCTTATATTCATCTAATCTGTTGTATGTTTCTTCTAAATCATTCATGTGGTCTTTAATAAAAGTTTCCTTGTTAGTTGTTATATTAACATTGCGTAGTTTCTTCCATGCTACCTCTGCCCAATATTGGTAATGAGTAGGTAACCCCAATACAATAACTGTCATGTCATTATTCCAGTAATCAGCCAAAATGTCAACATCTATTAAGTGATCTTTGTATATATTAATAGACTTATCCGTTTCGCCACAATACCCACTATCTATACCATTGACAAATTTTTCAGGATCAGCATTATAAATGTCTGCATATGTTCGTTTACATGCGAGATTCCAATGATTTGGTCCTACTTCCGTTGGTATTAATGTATTTATTTCATCAACTGTGCGACTAATTAGGCCGGTTAAAAATTCGCCGCCTGTGCCAGCTGAATATAATAAGAGTATATCATCTTTGTTCATGATTGATTCCTAAAGAATTCTATTTCGTTATCACTATATTCAGTTAACTTTGAGGCATCTGAAATATCCCTAATAGGTACTAGACTTATTTCTCCCTTAGGTCTACCATTTGCTCCAAGAGTATGCCACTGTGGTATCTCAAGTATCCTATCACGCAATAATTGTGCCCTGTCTAAAAATCCACTGGGAACCATTAGTTTTATTTCTAACCAATGATCATCATCTTTCTGGTCATGTTGGTCCATAATTATTTTACAATTTTCAACAAACCTATCTTCATTACCGCTGTATAAATCCATGCTAGCAAAGTGTGCGCTCATATTAACACTGTTAATATACTGGCTAGCTTCACGCCAGAACTTAGTACTACGAGCACCGTTAGTTGTTACAAGCACCCAATGTCCTTTACTTTTTAGATACTTTAATATTTCCATAAATTTTGGATGCATAGTGGGTTCACCGCCACCAAAGTTCCATCTAATAGGTTGTCCGTTACTCCAATTATCAGAAAGCATATCAATTGTGTTGATAACTTTTTCAAAGTCATGAAACTGTTCTGTTTTACTGTGTACTGCAGGCCAACAATAATCACAACTATAGTTACAACGTCTTCCCAAGTCCCATAATATTTGATATGGGATATCAAAGTTCATTTCTATAGCAGTACCATCTTGAATAGCGTCCGTAGTGTAATTGTCTACTCTAGTAGTTCCAGCATATCCGTTATTGGTGACGTCCAACAATTTTATATCAGCATTAGTTTTAGCTTTGCTTAGAATAACATCAGCACCACAACCGCATGACGAGAAAGGACACGTTATATATTCTTCAGGTAGGTTAACACCTTGAGTAATATTACCTAATAGCCCCCAAGTAGACGGTATATCTTTTAGTGTGCTATTCCATTTCCAATTGTCTGGATCTTTACTCCACTCTTTGTACCAAAAATTATTACTATCGCCAATTTTCTTTACAAAAAATTCATCCTCGAGTCTTGCAATTTCAGCCATTAACTTAATTTGTTGTTCACTATTTTCCCAATTAGTTTTAGGCATTGGCCAGCCAGCTTCGGTATTTTTATTAAGCCAGTCTTTGCGCTCTTCACTACCATCTGCCCCAATTACACTTTCTCTGTATTGTCTCCATATTTCAGTTACATCTTCAGGAAATGATTTCTCTGTAAATTCAGTTACTCTGTTTGTATGTATTTTACTGTATTGATTTGCGCTTGCGCAGTTGCCGTTCCATATATTACCATCATAGTCAATATATAATCCTCTTATACCAGCACTGCATTTCCAGCCTTTCCATTTGTTTAGACCTCGGGCAATTGTTTCATCAACACTCATACGAATAAACTTGCCTGTACTATCATACATGCGAAGTTGCTTGTTATCTAGAGGAATGTCTGGATTATTTGTTATTGCCATGTTAATTTCCTTATTTGATTCTATTGTACACTGTATTTGATTAGATGTCAATTACTAATATAATTATTGGGTACTACCTGTTTGACATGTTATCAATGATTTGGCTTGCTAAAACATTGTGTGCATGGTTGTCTAGATGTCCAAGTCTGTCATTAGGCCAGATATATTTGTCACCATAATATTTGTATGAATACCATTGCTTGAACGGGACCGGTCTTTCGTCAATAACCCATTTAATTCTTGTAGTGTCGTTACGATAAAACTCAAACAAATGTGATTTTTCTATCTGATGTCCATGTGTTAAGAAAAAATCAGTATGTTTTTTTTCATTAAACTTTTCAGAAAAAGTATCATAGGAGTCAACTGGTTGGTTGTATTTTAACCGCATTTCTTTATAACCTGCTAATTTATCAATGATAGAGTCAGTTTCAATATCATAATGAAAATTTACTGCATGAGCACCACGACTCTTAATAATTTCGTTAGTGCATTTGTATACTTCTAAAAAATCTAATAGCTTGATTTCTTCTTGAGAATAGTATTCATTATGTGCATTGGACACTGCCACTACTGTTGGGTTTTTTGAATTTGATTTTCTTAAAAAATAATGCATTTTGTTAATTTCTTGTCGATGCTTATCTGTTAAGTCACCGAATTTATCAGCTAATACTTTTAGTGTACTGGAATTTTTAGATTCCATTACTGTAATGGTATGAATTGATGAATAGTGATAGTTTGAATCAGGAGTTGTATTTCTAGGTAATACCCACAACTTGCGGTCAAGATAAGTCCAAGATAACAGGCATATGTCTCCGGGCTCTACAAATTCAATTACATCTTGTAATATTTGTCGATTACTGTTACCACATCTTGCAGCAATCTTGAACTCTTTTTGATATTGTTTAGCTACATGGTTTCCAAAATTTAATTCTATATTATCAGGATGGTGTATGATTCCTGGTCCTGCTATCTCAGCACCAAAAGCGTGACTGCATCCGAAGTTTACAACTCTATTATACATACTAATTTCTTTCGATTATTGCCCTAACTACGCCAAAAAACGGATCACGCTGTACTGTATTCTGATACACTGTGTTTACGTCTTGTTCGATTGTTCTGTTATTTAACTCAGCTAGATACCAGTATAATTGGTCATCTTTAAGATGTCTGTATATTTCCTGTCGTGTATCTTCTTTCTGTCCATGCCAAAAATATTCTACATTGCCATATTGTTGCCAAGTTTCAATATTTTTCCACTCACCAATAGGCTGATTTTCATTAAAACTAATCCACATTTTGTTGCACTTGGATAACGCATGTTCTAGATTTTCATGTATGTTTCCAAAATGTAAACTGTTTACTGCAATCCCGTACTTAAATTCCTCTAGGTTTGTAAACTCTTCATCATCCACATACGCAAATGTGTCTGCTTCCAGTGTTCGGTCAACGCCATGTATATTGGGATAAAATAGCTTTAGATTGTTTTCACCACAGCCGATATCTAGAATAGTATCATCACAACTTTCAATAAAGTTGTACAAACTTGTATTCATGAAGTATGGCATGTAATCTCCACGACGACTAGTAAACTGAAGTTGTCTTATATAAAACTGCCAAGTTTCATTATAATGCTTGATCATTAGTCTTCTACTACTTCATATCTATTTTTAGGTAGTAGTTTTTTACTCATGATATCAAAATTACAATGGCACATACTCTTGGTACACATCACTGGCTTGGTAGGCCATTTAATGTTTTCAGGATCCTTCATATTACCAAATGCTCCACCAACTCGACACCAACCGATCATAATACTTCCATCAAAATCTACAACAATTTGCTCAACTCCGCTCCAGCACAGCCAACCTTTCCAGTTGTTTGTTTTGTCATTAATAAATCTATGAGCACTGCTATTTTGACGTAAGTCATTAACATCATCAATCATGTCCATACTACCACGGTATAGTTTCCATTCTTTAGTATGTTGAATCTTACTTCCTAAAGCATGCCATTGATTATCAATATAAGCAATTTGTTCATCTGTATATGTGTATAATGTTTCGCCAAAGTCAATAATCAAAGGTTGTAGTGCTAAACTAATATTAGGTATATCTATAACTGATTCAGCAACTTCTTGACACTTGGGCCATATCTCTGGATCATAGTGCATCATAACATTAACGTGTGTGCGACAATGCTGACTCATAATTTTAACAACTTCAATAAAGTGAGTGGCGTCGCCTTCTTCTGGATGAAAACTTAAACAAACATGGTCAAATAGTTCTTTGTTTTTATCCCACCAACGTAGTGTTCTACTACTGTTACTGATAAATCCAATTTCATGACCAATTTCCTTGATATATTCTGCACACTTTACGAAGTCTTTCCATAGTGTGACTTCACCACCAGTAAATTCAAAATATACTTTTCTAGGAGCATAGTGTTCTACAGTAGCATTAATAAACCCAGTAACTACATCAAAATCATTCCATCCAAAACTTCCATCGTTAAGAATACTTGGGCAGTAAGTACAACTAAAGTTGCACATATTTCCCAAGTTCCAATTAACTACTACCCAGTTTTTAGCCTCATCGTGGTGATGATCTAGCCTGTTGTAAAAACCTTGTTCTCCTAATGCCATTATTAATCCTCTATGGTATCTTTTACTTGCTCTTCACGTACCTGTGCACCAAGTCTGCTAGGATTACGATATACTGTTTTCCAAAAGCGTGATCCTTCGACACCAATGTCTGCTAGTTCAAGATCGAGACTACTACGCAAATCATTGCCAATTTCAACAGTTTTTGCTTTTAGTTTATCCATGTCCCAATTATAACCAGTACGTGGGCATAATTCATTACCGCCAGCAAATTGCGGAGCAAGTTCGTTGTTAAAGTAGTCAGTTAGCCAATCAAAGTCTCTGACATTTTTCCAATCCCAATCATGTCGAGTAACATTAGTCATGTACGCACCTAATCGTGCACCGTACATTGCCCAAAGACCATTAGTAGTGTCTTCTCCAACAGTCATCCACACCATAAGACGTCTATAATTTTCACGATGGATACGCTTTAGTGCACCTGGATCAACTACGTCTCCGTTTTCCAATCCCATTTTAACACCTTCTCTAAATCCTGCACGCCATGCTTGTAGTGGTGATCCATTATTGTGTACCCAACTATACCAGTTATTCATTTGTACATAATGGATATTCCAACAAAAGTCTACCTGAGCACGTTTATCTGTTGCAGGTGCTGCTTCATGTGTACGCATACGATTAACAACATCAACTGGCCACATTTTGATACCACCGTTGCCGTACACTAATCCGTTAATAACGTTTTTTGCAGCAAAACTGATAACATGATTATCACCAATTTTATCCATATCTAACTCAATGTTAAAAAAGTCATCGTTAACAATGTTATCAGCATCTACAGTGACAAAGCGATCAGTTTCGCTCATTGCGGCTGCTGCTTTGTGTGCGGCATCACTGCCCCATACTCCATGACTTCTTTTGGCCCATGGACATTTATCTAACAAGTCTGAATAGTTTTCATCAGCGTTGGGCTCATCGTAGCTGATGTAAACTATATCAAAATCGTTAATACTTACCAGATTTGACATATTCTAATTCCTCATTTTTAAAAGACACGTTTTTTCCTTCTTCGCCAATTAGTAACTTAGATGTTAATAATTGAGCATCTGTGTTAACGTAAAATTCTTTATATTCTCCCATTTCAGTAAATGGTATTACAATACTATCTACTAAATCAAAGGGCGTTTCACCCGTAATGTAAATTTTCATATCACTATATATTTTCACTTCGTGTGGGTTATCAAAATTACTCTTAAAGATCCACCCATTTGTACTGTTACTAATAACAAATGTCGCTTCATCGTCGTTATTAGTAATTTCTTTGTGGTTACGCCGACTATTTTTCCGTTTAATGTATTCTACTGTAGTGTACTTAGTCTTAGTTTTTAACCCATAAGTCTTGAAGATTCGACGAGTTAACACATCAATGTCATTTAGTCCAATAACAGTTGTTAACTCGCTAAGATCATAAAGCATGTATCCGTTGTTAATAAGATCAATGGGGTCAATTTCAATAGTGTGTATAAGACGTAGTGGATTATTTTTTTCAGTAATATAAAAATATAACACACTGTTATTTTTATTTTCAGATTTGCTAAATTTTTGGTTAAATCTTTTACCAGTCATTCGATACAATGTATCAGAGCTAATATTGATTTCTAGTTTCATACTCTCAATATAACGGATTACATTGATTTCTTTATCAACTGACAGTGGTGTCTCAACAATTTTACTAAGTCGATCTTCATGACTTTTAATTACCAATGCTTCAGACTTAGACATAATAGACTCGCCATCCACTGATCTATTAATAATATACTTTTTTGGATTCAAATGTCCAAGCAGAATTTCAGCGGCGGTATTATCTTCTGTCAATAAGTGCGGGTTGTCTGACTTCTTGTACTTGTTTGATACGTTTATAATCTCACCAGACCATTCATCGTAATACACATAGTACTTACGAAGCGGCTTTTCTCCGACTATCGATATCAATTTTGGTTCTGTATTCATTGATTATATCTTCTGTAATAAAGTTTTCGTCTCTGTAGTGCACTATTCCTGATGAAATAATACTGTTTTCGATGATTAGTCGATTATTTTCTGGAAACCAATAATTAAGCATATCAGTCCATTTATCCGGAACATCTTTGCTCCATACACGTTGGCTATGACTTTCCAAATCGTACAAATTGTTAAGTGTAATGCTAATTTCTGATTCAACATCAAGCAATTGTGTAACAATATTACACAGCACATTTTTATTAAACGTCATTGGTTTTTTGTCATTCATTAACTTTGGATATACTTCTTTCCAATTTTGAAAAATTGGATCTGCCATTTTAAACCAGTCAACAGCTAGCTGACTATCCCGCTTAAAGTATATCATATTATTATAAAGTTTAGTAAAATTATAATGATTCTCAAACTCAAAAATCACATGTTGATCTAACAATGTGTTCCT